ACTGGCCCTAGCGCTGCAGAAGTTCAAGCGCACTTTACAGCGGGTGATAATACAACCTATGCTAATGGTGTGATTGACATTACAGACGCAACTATTCGTATCAAAATTTCTGTAACAGACGATGGCGGTGATGGCGCACTAAGCTATGATCAAGCCACTGGTGTTATTACATACACTGGTCCAAGTGCTGCTGAAGTACGTGCCCATCTTTCAGATGGTGTAGGTGTTGCTTATAACAGCACTACTGGTGCTATCTCACTAGACTTTACCGAATTTGATACTAGCGACGTTGTTGAAGATCCTGCTGCTACTGTTTCTTCAGGCACTATGTACTTTACTAATGCTCGTGCTCGTGCAGCTATTACTGTATCTGACAACGGCGGTGATGGTTCTCTGTCATATAACAGTACTACTGGTGTTATTTCTTATACTGGCCCCTCTGCTTCCGAAGTTAGGGCGCATCTAAGCGGTGGTACAGGTGTAACCTACGATAGCGGCACTGGTGTTATTGCTATTGGTCAGGCAGTTGAAACTACTTCAGATGTAACCTTTAATAACGTTACTATGACAGGTGAGCTAAAAGGTCCAGCGACCTTTACTATTGACCCTGCTGCTCACGGTGACGACACTGGTACGGTTGTTATTGCTGGTAACTTGACTGTTCAAGGTACTACTACAACTGTTAACTCAAATGAGGTATCAATCGGTGACTCTATTGTTGTTCTTAATGCTGACGAAGCTGGGACTCCTTCCCAGAATGGTGGTATTGAGATCGAGCGTGGTACTTCTACTAACGTACAGTTTGTATGGAATGAAGCTGACGATGCTTGGGACATGGGCAACGAAACTCTTCAGAACGTAATTATTGACGGTGGTAGTTACTAATACCTGACGTTAAAGAAGGGGGCGGCTTCAATAGTCGCCTCCATCCATTTATATAGGAGAACTGCCCAATGGCAACAAAGATTATTCTTAAGAAATCTAGTATTTCTGGCAATATACCTACAGCAGCCCAACTAGAAGTTGGTGAAGTAGCTGTTAACCTAGCTGATCAAAAATTATACAGTAAGAAAGCAGATAATACTGTTGTTGAGATTGGTGGTGTTGGTGCTTTAAATTCTTTCACTGATATTACTTATATTGATTTTGATACTACAGCTACTATAAGTTCAGCAGAAGGCCGTTTAACATGGAATGCTGATGAACAAACTCTTGACCTTGGTCTAGCTAATGGTGTTGTTAATCAACTCGGTCAAGAAATTCATATGTATGTAAAAGCAGGAGAAGCAATTAACGATGGTGATGTTGTTTATGCTTCTGGTGCAGTTGGTAACTCCGGTGCAATTGAAGTAAGTAAGTATATTGCCAATAATACTATTGAGGAAATGTATGTAGTAGGTATTGCTACTCAGGATATTTCTGTTGGTGAGTTTGGTTATATTACAGTATTTGGTAAGGTACGTGGTGTATCAACTAACGGTTCTGTATTCGGTGAAACTTGGACAGACGGTACTGTATTGTATGCTTCACCTAGTGCTGCTGGTGCATTAACTAGCGTACAACCTGAAGCACCTGATCAAGACATTGCAATTGCTATGGTAGTAAGCGCACATGCAACAAACGGTACACTATTTGTAAGAGCTTTCTCACAGGGTTATCACTTAGGTGAGATACACGATGTGCATGTCCCTAGCCCTTCTAATAACAATCTACTAAAATGGAATGCTACTAATGAACGTTGGGAAGCGGCTACTGTAAACACTACAGAGGTAGCAGAAGGCACAAATCTTTACTATACCACTACAAGAGCTAACTCCGCTATTGATGCACGAGTAACAAAGTCTTTTGTAGACGCTCTTAATGTTGATGCTGATACTCTTGATGGGCTAAATTATAGTGCTTTCGTCGCTGTTACTGGCGATACGATGACTGGCGATCTTACTATAGCTAAAGGTACAACTAATAAATTATCACGCCATGCGTTATATATTGGTGGCAGCAACCTGGACGGTACCGATGCTTCTATTTATATTGGTAATGATGGAAATGGGCAAGGTTATGGTTGGGAGCTTTTTTATGCAGGTTCAGGTAGTGCTAATGATAACGAATTTTGTTTAAAATCTGAAAATCATGGCACCGAAGTTGATACTTTACGGGTAAAACAAGACGGTACTTCTTACTTTGTTAATAACGTTTATGTAAATAGTAACCAGCGTGTTTTTGCTGACAACTATCACCCTAACGCAGATAAGTGGACCACCGCACGCACTATTACATTAGGCGGCGATCTTACTGGTAGTGTATCTATTGATGGTTCTACTAATGTTACTTTAAATGCAGAAGTAACCAATAATAGCCATACCCATGATGATCGTTATTATACTGAGAGTGAAATTGATACTCGTATGGAGTATACTCTGTATGATACCCAAAGCGCAGTAGGTAGTGATTTAAACAATTTATCACATTTTGGTTGGTATAAGTGGTCAAGTAATTCACCAACAAACGCCCCATCTACCTATGGTATGATGATATATGGAACTGATGGTAGCCAAAATCAGCAATTAGTTCAAACATATGGCGGAAGTAGTAACCAAGTAAAGCTTTACGGTAGACGTAAAACAAGTGGAACATGGGATACTTCCTGGACACAATACTTTAGTGATCACTACCACCCTAACGCAGATAAGTTAACAACTGCTCGTACTATTGCACTTAATGGTGACGTAACAGGTTCAACGTCTTTTGATGGCTCTGGCAACGTAACAATTACAACTACTTTAAACGCTACAACAGTAGATTTAGGAGAGTGGACAGTAACAGAAACTGGAACAGCCTCCGCAAAGGTTTTAGAGTTCTCCCATAATGGAACTCTTAAGATGAAACTTGATGCTGACGGAAACTTATCCGTAGCAGGCAACGTTGACTCTAACGCAACATTATGATAAACTAACTGGGGGTGGCTAACGCCACTCCTGCCTAGTTCTTAAAGGAGAATGAAGATGGCATTAAAAATTGGTGGAACTACCGTTGTCGATAATGACAAAAAACTTACTGAAATTACCGGGATTGATGCTACTACTAAAACCTCATTAGAAGCAGCTTTAACAAATATTGACGCTGATACACTAGACGGTCAACAGGGGAGTTACTATACTACTTATACTGACAATGCTATTGCGGATTTAGTAGACAGCTCTCCTGCAGCGCTAGACACATTAAATGAACTAGCGGCTGCTTTAGGTGATGATCCTAACTTTGCTACTACTGTTTCAGCTCAAATTGGAACTAAAGCAAACTCTTCAATTACTATTAGTGCTGGTGATGGTTTGACTGGTGGTGGTAATCTAACTGCTAGCAGAACAATCAGCCACGGAGATACTTCTTCTCAAGCTTCTGTTAATAATAGCAATGGTACTGTTATTCAAGATGTAACCTTAGACGGTTATGGGCACGTTACTGGGTTAACTTCGGTAAACCTTGATGGAAGGTATTATACTGAAACAGAATCAGACAGTCGGTTTACAGACACTTACGCAAGTAATTACACATATAAATCAGCTGGAGATCTAGGCTATACAAATTCATCATCATCTGGAAGATTTGCTCATTTAAGAGGCGGTTTAGGATCTGGCCCATTTACATATGCAGAAGCAATTGCTCATGCTGCTAGTGTTGGTGCTAGGTTGCCTACTGTAGAAGAACTAGAAGACGAAATTGTAAAAGGCACAGGTGGTGGGTATGATTCTTATCAGTGTTGGACTTGTACAGCAGTACCGGGCCAGCCCGGGTATGTTTATACGAAGCTAGGGACAGGCGCTGGCACAAGAAATCCAACACCTACAGACGGAAGCGAAACTGCCTATACTCGTTATGTTGCGACCGTTAATACTCCTTCTGTTTTTACTGATAATTACCACCCTAACGCTGATGAACTAACCACGGCTAGAAATATCGCTCTTACTGGTGCTGTAACGGGCAACGCTAATTTCGATGGCTCTGGTGATATTAGTATTGCTACTACACACACAGCAGATCCTACTATTACCCTTACTGGTGCTGTAACTGGTAGTGGTACTATGACAAATCTTGGTAACGTGAGCATTACAACTACAGCTACTGCAGACCCTACATTAACTATTGAAGGTGATGCGAGTGGTTCTGCTACTTTTACCAACTTAGGTAATGCCACTCTTAGCTTGACTGTGGCTAATGATAGTCATACTCATGACGGGCGTTACTACACTAAGACAGAAGCTGATAGTCGCTTTGTAAATGTCACTGGCGATACCATGAGTGGTGATCTTAATATTAGTAAAGCTGATGCAAAAATAAGATTATACGATTCAACAGGAACATCTGGCAATAATCCATTTGTTGAGTGGGATACTACCGCTAATCAAGGTATAAAAATGGAGTTGAATGTTTATGATGGGGAATTGCCAGAAGCAGGATATGGTCTTGTCGTTGGACCTTCTACAACAAATGCTCAATGGCCAGATACGGGTAATTTAAGTTTTAATGTATTAGGCGAAATTTATGCAGGTAGCGAAACATTAAGCACGGTTAATAAAGTATTCCACGATAGTTACCACCCTAATGCCGACAAGTGGACTACAGCTCGTACACTGTCTCTTGGCGGTGATGTATCTGGTTCAGTTTCTCTTGACGGTTCTAGTGACGTAACAATTACAGCTACAGTGGCAAATGATAGTCATACACATAACTATGTTATTGCCATTGATGATCGTGACATGAAGCCAAACACTTCTGGCGTTCAAAGCCCAAAAGCAATGCGTGCGTTCTTCTCCTCTAAAGGAGGTATGACTGGAACTGCTGATACGAATTATCACGATGTTCTTGTCTTAGATACTTATAGCGATGCCTCTGGTGGTGGACCTAATGCAATTACTTTTGATAAAGGTAATTCTGCTGGAGACCCAGAAGCATATCTTTGGCACGGTAATTGGGGAGGAACTACCTGGGGTACAGGGCAACGTATTTTTGCTGACAACTATCACCCTAATGCCGACAAGTGGACTACAGCTCGTACACTATCCCTTACGGGTGCAGTAACTGGTTCTGCTTCCATTGACGGTTCTGGGAATGTATCTCTAGCAACTACTGCTACATCTGATCCTGAACTTACTATTACTGGTGATGCAAGTGGTTCTGCTACTTTTACTAATTTAGGCAATGCTACTTTAAACCTTACTATCGATGATTTCCAAAGGATTTCTGACAAAGAATTTTTCAGTATCACTAATACCGGAACAACTTCTGGTGTTTGGACTGGTACACACCCTGATATTACTTCTTATTTTGATGGAATGACTATTGCATTTTATCAGAATAACGTAGCTGGTGCCAGCACTACCACTCTAAACATTAATAACCTTGGTGCAAAGACTCTTTACTATGCAAATAATTCTAAGCTAACTACACACTACGGGCCTCGTGCTCTTATTATGTTGCAGTATGATGCAGAGCAAGATCGTTTTTATGCACACGATTTTTATTTCTCATCTACTGACTATGAGCTTCGCTGGCAAACAGACGTACAAGCAGGAACTTACATTCATGGCTACCAACTTTTATTAGAAGGTGTTGATGGGAAGTATTATCCTGTAACTGAAGGTGGTTCTACTGGCAATACCAACACAGTTTCTACAGCAGAAATTCGTGTTGGCGGTAACATGATTAAGTACAATGCTAGTACAGATTACGCAGCCGACTCCATTATTACGAGTAATACCTTGTACACAAGCCTTCAAACAGGCAATATGGAATATTGGAACAACCGTGATCCCGGCTGGGCAACCCCTTATACCCCAATTTATCTTGTTGGCACAATTAACTCGAATGGTAATTTTGTATTAGATAACTCTAGCTATACTAGCTTTTTAACTCAAGACCTTCCAACAACAGAAGATGGAAAGGTATACTGGTACATTGGTTTAATGACCGATAACTATGATGATTATCGTCTTATTGCTAACCATCCAATGTATATCTACAAAAATGGAGCAATACGTGAGTGGGGCCAGTACGCAAGTAACTCCGATAAATTAGACGGTCAAGACGGTAGCTATTATTACCCCGCATCAAACCCAAATGGTTATACAACTAATGTAGGTGATATTACTGGTGTTACTGCCGGGTCAGGTATCAGCGGCGGTGGTACTTCGGGGACTGTTACAATCTCACATGCTGACACTTCTTCTCAGGCTTCTGTGAATAACTCTAATGGTACTGTCATCCAAGATGTAATCTTAGATACTTATGGCCATGTAACAAGTTTAACGTCTATCAATTTGGATAGTCGTTATTATACCGAAAGCGAAGCAAACAGTCGCTTTGTTAATGTCACTGGCGACACTATGACTGGTGATCTTACCATGGATGGTGCTATTGTTAAGTCTGTTGTTAATACTGTTACTGCGTCAACTGCTGGAACCTCTATTGACTTTGCACAGTCTAATTTCCATGTAGTCAATCTAAACGCTAACACAACCTTTACTTTTAGCAACTTGGGTCTTGCCGTAACATCTTCTGGGACTATTATCGTTAAACAAAATTCTACGGGTGGTAAAAGCTTTACACTTCCATCTGTAGCTAAAACACCAGTAGGTGGAGCATCAATTGTACAGGTTACAGGTGCAAATACAACGTCTATTCTCTCCTATCTTGTAGTAAGTTCAACTGAAGTTCTTGTTAACTACATAGGAGACTTCGCATAATAGGAGGCTCTAATGCAGAACTTTGGACTTTTAGATGGCATTAAGACGTGGAATACATCTGTTGTAACATCAAGAAATACTACAACAACGTTTGCTACGTCTAAGTCTACAACCACATCTTATAATACTAGTCGTGCTACTACTACTAGCTGGACAACCTCTAGAGAAACTAGCAAGTCTACAACAACGACTAACAATACAAGTAAGTCTACTACAACAACTTTTAATACTAGTCGTGCTACTACTACTACTTACAGCACTAGCCGTACGACTAGTAAGACTACTACAACAACTTATAATACAAGTAAATCTACTACAACTACTTTTAGTACTAGCCGTTCAACGACTACAACCTTTAGCACTAGTCGGTCTACTAGCACTACAACTACTACGACTTACAGCACTAGTAAGTCTACTACGACTACGTTTAACACAACAAGGTCTACAACAACAACTTTTAGTACTAGTCATGTAACGAGTAAAACAACCACTACAACTTATAACACTAGTAGAAGCACAACGACTACATTTAACACCTCTCATAGTACAACTACTACTTTTACTACAACCTATAATACTACTCGTGCAACTACGACTACCTATAGCACTAGTAAAAGCACAACAACAACGTTTTCAACAAGCCATAGCACAACTACGACTTTTACGACTACGTTTAATACTACGAGAGCAACTACGACTACCTATAACACTACTAAAACTACAACTACAACTTTTTCTACTAGCCACAGTACAACTACTACATTTAACACTAGTAGAAGCACTAGTAAGTCTACAACAACAACTTTTAGTACTAGTAAGTCAACAACCACTAGCTGGACTACAAGTCAATCAACGACTACTACATTTAACACTAGTAGAACCACAACTAAAAGTACTACGACTACTTATAGTACTAGTAAGTCAACAACGACAACGTTTAGTACTAGCAAGTCTACAACTACAACTTTTAGTACCAGCCGTACAACTAGTAGAAGCACTAGTAAATCTACAACAACAACTTTCAGTACTAATACTACAAGGTCAACAACTCGGTCTACTACTACTAGTTTCCAACCAAGTACAACCTATACTACTAGTTATTCTACCGGCTTTACTACTAGTCGAACAACTTCGATGGATTACGGTGAAGGAAATGTCCAATATTGGACAACTTATTATACTACCTACAGAACAACAAGTAGAACGACTACGGCAAATAGAACAAAGACAACATCTCGGACAACTGCTTACACTACATATTATAACCTTGGTGAAGACTTTTATGAGAGAACAACTTATCGTGTTACTTATTATGCTACTTTATGGCCTACAAGCTTTAGTACTACTACAACGTTTAATACAACCGTAGCGACTAATACGACTAGTAGTTTTACTACAACTTATACGACATCGTATACAACAACGTATAATACTACTAAAAGTACTACAACAACGTATAATACTACGAAAAGTACTACAACAACCTTTAATACCTCTCATAGTACTACGACAACCTTTACAACAACGTTTAGTACGAGCAGGGCTACTACTACCAGTTGGACAACAAGCCGGGCTACTACTACTACGTTCAATACTTCCCGTAGTACAACAACAACTTTTACAACAACTTTTAGTACTAGTAAGACAACCACAACAACGTATAATACTACTAGAAATACTACGACTACTTTTGCTACCTCTCACAGCACTACTACAACTTTTAGTACAAGCAGAAGTACAAGTAAGACAACCACAACAACGTACAATACTACTAGAAGTACAACTACTACTACCAGTTGGACAACAAGCCGGG